GCAGACGGTATTGTTATGCAGAATGCGATTGTTCCAATTCCGAAATTTGAAAAGACAAAGAAACATATCAACTTAATCTATCATACAACTCCGCATCGCGGTCTGGAACTTCTAGTTCCTGTATTCGAAAAGTTGTGTGAAGCCATGCCAGATGTTGATATGAATTTAGATGTGTATTCTTCGTTCAACATCTATGGCTGGCCAGCGCGCGACGAACCATACAAAGAATTGTTTGCACGATGCACAAAACATCCGAATATCAATTATCACGGATATCAACCAAACGATGTAGTTCGCAAAGCATTGCAAGAAGCTCATATCTATGCGTATCCGAATATCTGGCCGGAAACATCCTGCATTTCAGTTATTGAAGCGATGTCTGCTGGATGCTCTGTGGTTTGCCCGAATTTCGGAGCATTGCCAGAAACCTGTGCAAACTTCGCAACAATGTATCCATTTATCGAAAATAATAATGATCACGCAAATGTGTTTGCCAGAGTTTTGATGATGGCTATTAGAAACCATTGGGATGAGAATAATCAGAATAAACTCGAATTCCAGAAAATGTATTTTGATAATTTCTATAATTGGGATGTTCGAGCTACTCAGTGGGATGCACTTTTAAAGGGAATCTTGAGTCAAAATAAGCCTTGACAATTATCTCAAATGAGCGTATAATAGCTATACAATATACATATGGATAAAAAATTGAAAATTGCTCAAATACGCAGCGCATCTCCTATCAAGAGAATTGTGCCTATTGGATTAGAAGGTCAGTTATATGGAACAGAAAAGATTTGGGATTCTGCATCTCTTGATATCGATAGAAATATAGAACGAATCCGCTCTTTCAATTTCTACAACAGTCAATGTTCGGAGAAAGATGCGCGAGCATATGTTACAGCTTATATTAAGAATCTTAAGAATCCTCTTAAAGAAATAGATATGATCAATCACGTCAGCGACCAAGAACTCTATGGTCCGTTGGCGTGGTTGTGTCGTATGAATGCTGCTGGTTATGTTCTTAATTCCATAGAATTGGAATATATTGAAAAACGATTCAAGAAGTTGATTATCTTAGGAAAAGAGAAAATCGGTATACGTCTTGAGGTTCAAAAGATTGCACCGATTGATATTCAAAAGAGAACGACTGAAGCAATTCATAAGACTGTAGCAGAATTCGATAATAAGATCGATGAGTTTATTCAATCTGAATTTAAAGTCGGATTTGATTCTTATGCTTTTCTAAAAGATAACTCAGTAAAACCTCTGTATGCAAAACGAATCGCCGAGATCTATTTGAAAGAGATCAAAGAGATCAAAGAAGTTATTCGCGGAAAAGATGAACAGCTGAACGAAGCATATTCTTTTTTGAAACCACGAGAGCTTAAAAAGCTGCATGACTTTCTTGAAAAGATTATCGATGATTCTAAATTGTGGGCAGATCATCTGAAGAAAAGCAAAGCGCCTCGAAAGAAGAAAGTAAAGACTGTAGATCAACTGACTCAACGATTGAAGTATATGAAAAGTGATACAGAGTTTCATCTCACTAGTATCGATCCAACAAAACTTATCGGTGCTTCTGAAGCATGGATTTTTAATGTGAAAACTCGTCGCGTTGATCATTATTTTGCAAATGATCATGATGTGATTTCGGTCAAAGGATCCACATTGCAAAATATTAATGAAACAACTTCTATAGCCAAAAAGATTAGAAAGCCTCTAGAAATTTCTAAGAATATTGTTATGGGAACTTCTCGTAGTGCTACAAAGTATTTTGATTCGATTAAGACTAAGCCTATCAAAAGCACTGGACGTCTAAATGCGTTTTCAATAATTCTTCGAGTGGTATAGGACTGATATGATACTTGTTGATTTGAATCAGACGATGATTTCTAATCTGATGATGCATCTTTCATATACGAAAGATGACGTTGTGGAAGAAGAAATGCTTCGACATATGATTCTGAATTCTCTGCGATCGTATCGTTCAAAATTCTATAAGGAATATGGGGAATTAGTGATATGTTGTGATGCTCAGAATTATTGGCGCAAAGGTATATTTCCACACTATAAAGCGAATCGAAAGAAATCACGAGATTCTTCTGGTCTTGACTGGAATAAATTATTCGAGGCTCTCAATAAGATCCGTGATGAGATCCGTGACTATCTTCCATACAAAGTTATACGTATCGATCGATGTGAAGCAGATGATATCATCGCTGCAATCTGTCATAAACATGGTAAATTCTTAGGTGGAAATAATGATAAGATTTTGATTCTTTCCGGCGATAAAGACTTCGCGCAGCTTCAGAAATATTCGAATGTCTATCAGTATGCCCCAGTTCAGAAGAAGATGATCGCGATCAATAATCCAGAGAGCTTTCGTAAAGAGCATATTATGCTTGGAGATAGATCAGACGGAGTGCCAAATTTCATTTCTGATGATGATACATTTGTAGCAGATAAACGACAGAAGCCTATTCGTCGCGATAAAATTTCAGACTGGTCTCATATGGAACCTGAGCAATTTTGTTCTGGAGAAATGCTTCGTGGATACAAACGAAATCAGATGCTAATTGATTTGGATATGATACCTAAAGATTTACAAAATCAATGCATTTCAGAATTTGAATCTGCGAAATGTAATGATCGTTCGAAGATCTTTAATTATTTCATACAAAATCGTCTTTCAAATCTTACAGAAGTAATTTCGGATTTTTGAGATATAAATAAATCGCGGGGTGGGAAAGAAGTAATCCGCTTGGCTCATAACCAAGAGATCGTTGGTGCGAATCCAACCCCCGCTACCAATTAATATAACATGGAGCATATATGATAAAAAGTCTTGCTGAAATGATTGATGAAATCGAGAAACAAAAAACCTCTGCATCTCAAACTAAACTTCTAAAGAAATATGCGTCGGCTGCAATGAAATCTGTTGTTGGCTATGCAATGGATCCTGGTGTTAAGTTCCTTCTTCCACCGTCTGATCCTCCGTTTCGTCCAATGCCCGATGGATCAGATGCGCAGGGTCGTCTCATTTCAGATCACAGGAAATTTATATATTTTGTAGATTCTCCAGATGGTCGAAGTCTCAGTGCAATTAAACGCGAACAAATGTTCATTCAGATGCTGGAATCTCTAGATGTTCGTGATGCACAACTATTGCTTCGGATAAAAAATAAAAAACTCACGATTAAAATGGACGCAGTAAAAGCCGCATTTCCGTCTCTAACTGCGAAGTGGAAATGAGCAACAATCCAGCATTCATCATCGGTAATGGTGAAAGCCGTAGGAATTTTGATCTAAATCATATAAAAGGTGTTGCTCCGATATTTGGATGTAATGCTCTACATAGAACATTTAAATCTGATTGGTTGGTTGCTGTTGATCAGGGAATGGTGGATGAGATCAGTTCTTCTGATTTTCCTGTAAAGTTTACATTATTTCCTAGATCAAAAGCTGAAGAATATGAGCCAGCTGAGATGCATTCCAGGTGGGCCCTTAGACTTCCCAGAAATAATTCTGGTATGTATGCTATGCAGCGCGCAATAGAAAAAGATCATAATGTTTTGATATGCCTCGGATTCGATTTTCTGATCAATGACAGCTATCTTTCTTGCACAAATTTGTTTGCCGGAACTAAAAATTACGGCGCAGAAACTCATGCAAATTTTGAAGACAATGCTGGTCGAATTCGTTATCTCGAATGGTTTGCAAATAAAAACAAAGATGTTACTTTTATTTTTGTTCTTGAAGATCTATTTCCAAAGGTTCCAATTGGCGCAAAAAATATTTTCACAATTCCATACAGAACTCTAAAATCGAACATACATAAAGATACACAATAAAATTGGAATTACACTATGACGAAGCAGATAGTATTAAGTGAACGGATTGACTGTGAGCATCTATTAGGTAAATTTTTAGAGCACGACGCATACAACTTTATTGTTAATGAAGACTGTGATGTGTATAAACCTCTAGGACCAGGCGAAAGCCCACACGAAAATAATTGTCTATTGAAGTTTCGCAAGAACGTATTTCCTAAGAGTATCACAGATCCGGCATATATTGGATTGCGCGAAGGTGCTAATCAATCTGACAATCGTGGTCTTGCAGCAGGAACTCATCGTGATGAATTTCAGATAATGCCAACCGAAAGTGGATATGGTAACCGTAGATGGGTGACCAAACTAGAAAAAGCAATCATCAATTATTTTTTAGCAGGATCTCCAATATCCGCATCTGGAACAGATCAGCTAGAAGATATCCTACGTGAAACATCTAATGATCCATTGGAAGGTCGTGGTGCTACGGGTGGTGGTAACATCAAAGGTGGATCTATTTGGATTGTAAAGAAAACTACAGAGTTCGATTTTACAGAATGGATGAATTCCACCAAACAATTATCTAGAGGGGATAGAAAGAAAGCAGCAATAGAAGTTCGCAAGTTGATATCTGATACCTCCTATGGCAATTCGGTCTACTCTGGAACTGCCGGATATTTTGATCGCTATCCTCGTATTCCTTTCTGTAGAGAAACTGCTTGGAGTGCCGCAAATTCAGATCTTTTTCAAAAAGGATATCCTCTATTCGAAGCAGCATCTAATGTCTTTAAAGACAATTTTCCGATTAGATGGAATGGACAGAATGAATATGTGAAGAAACTGAAAGATACTGGCTGGCGTATTGGTAATTCTGTCTACACGACCATAACGATCAATAAGGATTTTAGAACAGCTTGTCATAGAGATGCCGGGGATTTGTGCGAAACTAAACGAATCGATTTTCCTGCAGGATTTAGCAATCTTACAGTATTGAGCGATGGTAAGAATTTTGATGGTATGTATCTCTGCATGCCAGAATATAAAGTCTGCGTAGATGTGAAGCCTGGTGATCTATTGCTTATGGATGCACATCAGATCCATGGCAATGTTCCTCTAATTTCCTCCGACGAAGGATTTGAAAGGATATCTATCGTAATGTATTTCAGAACATCCATGAAAGATTGTTCTTCTGTTGAACAAGAAAATCTTCGTAGAAAATTTGTCTATATGAGAAAAGATAATAAAGATCATGAGGAATGGCATGAAGGTTGGAATGGAGTCTCAGCTGGAATGTGGGAAACAAAAGAGTGGTCAGATTATCTAAGCAATAATGGATTTGTAAAAGAAGTAGCCAAGACTATCTTTGATTTCGCATGAAAATCTATGCTACAGCTACTATCTGTGAAAAATGGAAGCTTCCATTCTATATTCCATTAGTAAATGAAGATCAGACATCTAAGCATGAACGGTCATATATGCATTATGTTTCTCAGCATTCTGATTTGGTTGCTGCGAAATGTAATGCTACAGAGTGGCTGCTTGGTGGAATTCAATCTATAGATTCTAAACGATGGGTTAGCGAATATTTTGGTGGAGCGGGAATAATGTCCACCATAATTCGTGGGATGTTTGAGATTCGATCACATTATATTGGAGAGCGCGATAAACAGTGTGTTATTCAATTAGAGAAAGCATTTCCGGAAGCTATTTGTGAAGAAGCTGATGCATTAAAATCTTTGAGTAGAAAATATTATGCTGATATAGAGATATTGGATTTCCCATCGTCTAGTATTATCCATACAAAACGTCCAGGTCAAAAATGGACAGACGCATTTCAAAATATGTTATCACGGCAACCAAATGCGCTTATATGGACAGACACATCCGTAACATATCCCATATTGATCCATGGTCCAAAATACGAAAAAGAAATTGGTTCACCGATTACAACTCAGAGTGAATATCTGATGCGCTATTCGGAGTGGCTCTATAATACACATGGATATTCTATTTGCAGAGCAGCATATCGCGCACGTAATGCGGTCTATCTTCTAGCTAGACCAGGAAAGCATGTCTTAGAAGAAAAACACTTTCCTATCATCGGAAATGAGAATGGATTTGTTATGGATAATGTTAAATCTATATTGGATTTTGTATGATCAATGCGAACTCTACGCATCCGATCGGAACGTGGTGTAATCTAAATAAAGTGGCTGAGGTCACAGATCTAGAGCACGGAATGGACTTCAGAAAACCAATATATCGCAGAGAAGTTTTCATGCGATTCTATGAATTCCATCTGCAGAATAGAAGTCATCCTGGTGGTGTATACTTTATGTTTCCGTGGCTACAGAAGAAATATAATCTAGATAAGGAACAGATGCTGTGGATAACATTCATCAATGGTATGAGTCAGCATATAGTTACAACATGGATGCTATTTGAACAGTTTCCTACATTTAGATCAAATCCAGATGATATGCAGAAGTATATCAGAGATAACTGGGCTCAGCTTGGTTGGGATATGGATAGACGTTATGTTAAGAATAAATTCGGAAAAGCTCTAGAATGCTATCAGAAACTGATAGGCGAAAAGACTCAAACCAAATATTGGAATGATCTATGTAACACGTCTGACGAGAAACAGAACTTCAGAAATTGCTGGAGAACTGTGATGGATGAGTTTCATTACTTTGGTAGATTATCATCGTTCAGCTATCTAGAATATCAGAGGATCATTGGATTAAATATAGACTGTGATCGATTATTCCTAGAAGATATGAGTGGAAGTAAATCACATAGAAATGGTCTAGCTGTAGTTCTTGGTCGTGATGATTTAGACTGGCACGATAAACTCAATCCTGATTTTCAGGGATATAGACCAGATCATATAACTTGGCTTCAGTCGCAAGGAGAGGCTCTGCTAATAGAAGCACAAGAAAGATTCAAAGATAAAGAATATATCAAAGGCGTTTCATATTTCACATTAGAGTCGACTCTCTGCTGCTACAAGAGCTGGCATAGAAAGAATAGACGCTATCCGAATGTGTATATGGATATGTTTCATGATCGTATTAAAAAAACTGAATCTGCATCAGAAGGTAAATATGATTGTTCATTATTTTGGAATGCGCGTAAAGAGAGTCTTCCTGAACATCTATTATTAGAGTGTGTAGAATCAGATCCAGGATTATGCCCAGAAAAACAAAATCATTATCGCGATACCGGGCAGGTAATTATGATGGATAAGATGTGGTCATGTTTTGAAAATAATTTTAATAGATCTGGTCTAAAGGAGTTTATGTGAAAAATATTATTGCTGTTGGTGGTGAACCTGCAACTGGTAAGACAACATTGATGTGGAGAATAATTGATAGCGCCACAGATTGGCAGAAGATTGAACCAAAGAAAACTCTTTCTGCTATTCGTTCAGAATCTCTTAATCTAATCATATTGGGTAAGTATGACAGATCAGAGCAATTTGCAGGAACAGATCGACTCTCAATGTCGGTCCAACCAGCAGCTACAGAATTCATCAAAGAAGTCACTAGCCCTGGACAAGTATCAGGCAATATTCTATTTGAGGGCGATAGGCTGTTCAATAGAA